GTTGCAGCTATCGTTGTTGGGATGCGCCTAGCCGAGCGATTCAGTGACAAGCGAAACCCGAAGCATAACGGCAATGGGTTGGCGTCTAAGTTAGCAGTCAACGAAGAAAAGATTGAAGCGCTAAGTGATAGAGTCAACGACGTGAGCGAAAAGACGCGTGAGGCGTTAAGTAATACGTATGAGATCATTAGACGCATGGATATCAAGGACGCAGTAGAGCGGGACAGGAGAGAGCGGGATGATTCAAGGCAAGACTAATGGACTTAAGTCAAGTGAGTTCCTAATGACTTTGTTAGGCATGATTGGCGGATGCCTCTGCGCAATCTTCTCTGACAGCCAGTGGGCACAGGTCGGCGGACCTATCCTCGCCGCTGTCTGCGGGGCTAGTTACTCTCAGTCCAGGGCAACGGTAAAGCGAGCCCTTGCGTCTGCGGAGGCTGTGTCTCAAGTAAAAAAGTCGCCGGAGAGTTGAGGGGTGTCATCGGGTCGAGGGACACATCTAGTGGTGCTCTTGACCTCGGCTTACGTGTTCTCGGCTCTTCTTCTTCTGAAGTACGCGCCGAAGCCTTTGCGTCAGTTAGTGGCGAGATTGCTGAAGGATTAAGCGCGTTCGTTGATGCGGGCGTAGAAATAAACGAGGCATTGAATTGGCAGACAACGGCAGGACTCAAGTGGAGGTTTTAGATGCTGCCCCCAATATTAGCCCGGAAGAAGGCGATGGGTTACCCTGTCTTCGATGGCCAATACGATCTGAATATTGTAGGTGTGCGAAAAAGAAACGGTGCGCCAAACAAGTTCGACGACATGCTGACATGCACGTACAGGCAGGGCGGTCAGTGGATGGCGCATTATTGGACAGCAACGACTGACCCTGGCCAATACTACCTGCTCAACCCTCTTCAGGTAAAAGGCACCGCTATCCTGTGCCCTGGTCATTATCCCGGTATCTGGGAAATAGACTCACACGCTGGCAAATACGAGGCCCTGTGTCAAAGGGGTGGCGAAGTAACTGTATGGCGCGATGCTGGCAGGGACGGAAATCTCGACATGAAGGGCGACGTGGATACCGGCTTCTTTGGTATCAATCTTCACAAAGCGGGCGAACACTCTACTCGCGTAGATAGATGGTCAGCTGGTTGCCAAGTACTGGCGAACGAATCAGACTTTGATGAAATGATGCGCCTGGCGCGAATGCAAATAGCTACTCTAGGATATAAGTCGTTTAGCTACACGTTGCTGGAGGAGTGGTGATGCCAAAGAAGAAAGACCCAAAGCTTGCTCGCGCAGGAGTCAGAGCCTACAATCGTCCGAAGCGGACACCGGGCGGACCAAAGAAGTTTGTCGTTGTTGCCAAGGAGGGCAATAAAACCAAGACGATTCGATTTGGCGATCCCAATATGCGAATTAAAAAAAGCAGTCCGACTAGGCGCAAGTCTTTTCGAGCTCGACACAAATGCGACAGCAAGCCACCTTCAAAACTTACGGCCCGTTATTGGTCGTGTAAAAACTGGTGATATTATGGCGGTACGAAAGAAGGCAAAGAGCAGGGTAAACGAGGCAGGCAACTACACCAAGCCAGCAATGCGCAAGCGCCTGTTTAACAAGATTAAAGCCGGAGGCAAAGGCGGCAAGCCAGGGCAATGGTCGGCAAGAAAAGCTCAGATGCTAGCGAAGCAATACAAGGCTGCTGGCGGCGGGTATAAAAGCTAATGGCTCTCAAGAAAACACAGAAGAGCTTGAAGAGGTGGAGCAAGCAAAAGTGGCGTACACCGTCAGGGAAGAAAAGCTCTGAGACGGGCGAGGTGTATGCCCCTGCTGCTACAATCCGAAAACTAAAGAGCACTAAGGCTGGGCGAGCAAAGCTTGCAGCAGCGAACAAGAAGAAGCGTGCGGCGACCAAGAAGGGCAAGCAGCACGCCAAGCATGGTCTTCATAAGGGTAAAAAGAGATGAGCTTTCTTGTGGCAAACCTGCCATTAGAGCCCGTGTGGGTTCGCAAAGAATTTTTGTACAATCAAAAAAGGGGTCACGGCGATTTCATCAAAGGGTACTGGGTAAGTGTTAAAGCCCAGAAGCACAGAGCGCTTCTCTTTGAGACACTGCTAGAGAACGGCGCGCTCTATGACAAGCTACCCATTGAGGCCTTTGTCCACGATAGAGAAGGTGATCTTAGGTTTAAGCAGTCTGATTTGGCTCTTTGGGATATTGATACCTGGTATATCACTACGATTGTTAAAGACGCTCTTAGGCATCTTGATGCGAAGGTAAAGATTGGGAACGAGCTAGTCAATGGCACATACATCTGCACTATCGACCAGTGTGACGCGGATGGACACCTGATGCCAACGTGCGCATCCGTGCCGAGAGAACATAAGAGTCAAAACGTGCTAGCACTAGAGAACGGGCAGTACTGCTCAATGCCCAACAATAGGATACTATGGACAGACCAGTCTCTGACCAAGATACAGGGTCCACCCGACTGGGAAGCCTGCGAAGAAGTGTACTACTCGAATACATCAAGGAACTATTGCTATGATCAAAAATGGTTTTATGAAGGGCAAGAAGAAGACAGTGCCGAAGAAGGCAAAGCCCAAGAAGAAGACAAAAAAGAAAACTAGACCAAAGATGAAGTACTAATGCTTGGCCTGTACTTCATCTGTGGCCAGTTTGTTTGTGCGCTAGTCTAAGAGTCCGTGCTGATTGAGGTTCGCAATCTCCTCGTCATCGAGATGCTCCAATGCTTGGTTTGAGTGTCGGCTTCTAGCTGAGTAAGTATCGGCCTTAGCGTTGACCGCCCCAATTCGTGACGCATTTGCAAACCGCTCATCCTCTCGTACCTCATCAACGCGCTGTCGGGACTCAATGTTCCTAACAATCTCACCCGGCGAGTACTTGGTTCCGGGAGTATCGCGCTCTCTGACGATGCGGTAGCCATTGAACTTGAACAACGTTGTCTTATGCGCAATAGCCAGGTCGTTGCCGAGGATGCTTTTGAGAGCATCGCGCTCCAGACCAACCGCGTAGCTGAACGCAGTCGTGGTAAGCATTGCGACCACAAAGAGCGCAGCGCCTCCCAAAAGGTTGTACGGGTGAAACCACCACATGAAAAAGATTTGCCCATAGGTTGGAGCGCTCTGCGCCTGGACTGGCATTGGTTGCTGTTGTTGTTGATTTTTATTTTCATTCACTCTATTTCCCTTTCTTTGTATTTTTTCTCCATCCCCCCGGAAATGGGAGAACATCTGCTAACTTTCGAATATCTTCCTTCCACAGCACTCGCCAACGCTTGCCGACTTTTTCCGCGATAGGATCGCCCCGCATGCACTTGTCATTCTTCATTGCATGGTGGCGCTCTATGGCTTGGTCTAAGTCTTTTCCATAGGCTGTTACTGTGATGACCCCCGCCCCGCAGGACGGCTCCCCCGACCGATCAAACGGTATTTTTGTCTTGGCGTGCATAGTCCCTCCCTCTGCACTTCCCTTTCTTGTTGTCGGCGACGACCAGGTGAAAGGGTGTTAAAACCTGGCCGCCGCCTGGTGTGGCGAGCAACCACACTTAAATCTCATGAACAAAATCATGTCCGACAATCTCGTCATATCTCCCATTGTTGCGCACATCGACGGTGTACGGTAGCAGTAAATCATCGACGAATATCATGGCCTCCGCCACGGTCTTTGGGACATCGCTTACGTGATCGATATACTTATCCCTGCGGATCCACCACTTCTCTGCCTTGTGTCTTGCGAAATCCCGATGCTCTAAGCATATCCACTCACTGGCTATAAATTGATACTTAAACCAATAATCGACGCGCAGTGTCATGTTGCCCGCCTTGCTCTTGTGCGGCTTATACTCTGCCCTGGTTACCGTTCTGGTTATGGTCGGCCTCTGCCCCTTTAGGATCGCAAGCTTGCTGGCCTTCTTGCCTAGCTGCTTCTCCTCCATTTGAAACTCGTGGCCGCACTCCTCACACATCCGCAGAGACAAGTGGCACTCAGCCAGGCAGATGGGGCAGAACTTAACTGGAGCTTCACCTTTGCCGCTCGACTCCACTGGCATAGCCACATCATCGATAGGACCATGGCGCGAAATGTTGCCACCATAATCCAAGACCAGGCAATCGTCCTTGCCCTCTGCTGGGCGCATGCCCCTGCCAACCATCTGGACATAGAGCCCTGGAGATACGGTGGGCCGGAGCAGGACAATCATATCTGTTTCCGGTGCATCGAACCCGGTGGTCAAAACGTTGCAGTTCACCAGTGCTTTGATATCGCCTTTCTTATAGTCGGCAATCCACTTGGCCCTATCCTCCGGCAGCGTCTCGCCAGTAATGGGCGCAGCGGTCACACCTGCCCTTCTGAGGGCGTCTGCTACGTGGTTGGTATGAGCAACTGATACGCAGAAGAAAAGCCAACTGCGGCGGTTCTGGCCATGCTTAAACGCATCCCTGATGGCAGCCCCGGTCACGTGCTCCTCATCCGCCACTGAGCCAAGCTGCTTAATGTTGTATTCGCCTGCCTGGATTTTCACCTTTGACGTATCGATGCTCGAAGATGTTTCAGCGCTCTTTACGCTGCACAAAACTCCTTCGTCGATAAGTCGCTGCACTGGCAAGTTGTAGGCGATGCAGTCAAACATCTTACCCTTGCCACCGGTCAGCATGCCGCCTCGCATCCTGTACGGGGTAGCCGTCAAGCCTATGACACGCACGTTCGGATTTACGTCTTTCAATGCGCCAAGGAATTGACGATACATGCCGCTGCCATCTTTGGGGACAAGATGGCACTCATCGATAATGACGATGTGTGGGGTTTCAATATCCCTCAGGTAAATGGACTGAATGCCAGCAAAGGTTATCTGCCGCCCTAGTTCTTTTCTGCCTAGGCCCGCCGAGTAAACGCCGATATCAGCGCCCGGAATGTACAGCTTAAGCTTCTCTACGTTTTGCTCAATAAGCTCTTTGACGTGCGTTAAGCATATGATTTGCGTGCGAGGATATCGCCGAAGAAGCTCCTTGATTATCCCTGCCTGCACATGGCTCTTGCCCGACCCGGTGGGCAGCGCAACCAATGGGTTGCCCTTCTTCTCCAGCAGGTATTTGACCACCGCGTCGACGGCCTCTTGCTGATATCCCCTTAGACTGACTTCCATTCTTCACACCCATTCTTTTGCTCTGTTACCGATAGCTCTTTGCTTGTAATCCCGCATTCCCACTTGCCCGCTCCTGGCATGCGGACGTGCTCACAAGTCCTACAGTTCTTCGATAGTGGCAGCCCCTTGTGGCACTGCCCCGAATAGTGACACCACTTGCACTGATACCAGTCTGGACGATTGGATATCTTTGGCAATGGGACACGGGACTCTACAATATCCAGCCCCCTGTCGAGATACTCCCTAGCCACGCTCTCATCATAGGCAACGTGCTCTGTGTACAGTTCATCATCGTTCTTGTTCACAGCCACATACAATCCGTCCCGAAGATTGAGGCCCTTCATGTATAGCTGCATCTGCGCATGGTGAGCTGGTTTAGACTCAATCATGCCTTTCTTCTTTAGTTCCTGAAAGCTCTTGTCATTGTGCGTCTTGAACTCAAGAAGGTACGGCGTGTCCGGGTCGTTAGGTATCCCCTTGGCTATCCCGTCCACGCTGCCACCGATGTAACCATCGGCGAACGAGACCCGGTACTGATCACCGTGGGGGGTGTGATCCCAGACCTCGCAGCCGATGGCCCGAAGGAGAGAGACGAGAGTGACTTCTTCTCTCTGCCCTCGGTCAAAAAGGCGTAGCATCCGACCCGACCATTGAACTTGCGCGGCCCATCTAAACGAGTACCAGATCTCGCGGGGACAGTCCCGTCCGATGATGGAGCAGCCTAAGTGTGCGCGTTGGCCATCTCCCTGAGCACTCGCTCTGCCATCATCGATGGCCCGTGCAATATCGCCTTTCGGGTCGAACACAAACTTGGTCATAGCTCCCAAGGTGCCTTTCCGTCTCCATTGGATGGGGCGGCCGCATCGGCGCATGGCTCCATCTTTCCAAACCTATTCTTTTCATCCCAGTCACCCTTAGCGGGCTCAAGCTTAACGGTTAGCATAAACGGCTTACCGTGAAGTTCGCTGGTGTCCCGAAACTTGGGCACACCCACCGCATCACACAAGCGCTTTAGCTGCTTCTGTCCGATTGACTGCGCCTGTGGGTTGGGGTGGCAGAGATTGAACCCGTCCGACACCCGCATGCCCTCCCATTTGCCCTCAACAACCACAGCAGTGATAGGCATACGCTTGCCCTTGTCCCGATCCTTCGGGTCGCCAGTTCTGTCGTAAAACCAGTCACGGTCCTGGATGTCAGTCTCGGCGATTACAGCCTTCACCACTTCACCATCCGGGATAAGCCCGCTATCGATATCACTTGTGTCAAAAGAAAAATATGCCATCACTCTACCCCTTTCAGGAGGTTGTTAATACGTGTCAGGTTGGGCGGAACGAACTGCTTCAGCCTGCCACCTCTGCTCTTGGCGACAAACTTCTCGTCGCCCATTGTTTGAAAATATCTCTGAATCTTGCCCTCGGCATCCTTACGCGCCTGCAATGCAAACACGTGGTCCACCAAGTATGGCAACTGCTGACGCATGCGCTGACCCGGCATATCCGGTGCGCAGACCAAGCCACCCGTAAACTCATCTTTTACGCGCTCCTGCTTGGCTGTCATGTACACACACTTCTTCAGGTCACGAAACGCACGAACGATAGATGTGGTCTTCGTTGCCATCTCGCCATAAGCCTTACGCCCATCCTTGTTGGCCTTAAGCTCCACCGCAAGTATCTGCTCTGCAATCTCACTGATTGAGTCGAGACAGACCCACGTATACTGCTCGGCCTCCTTCGAGCTTGCCAGCCAATTGAGAACGTCCACCAGTTGCCCAGGGTGTTCAATCTCAACGGCTGGAATATCGAAGTCAGCCAGAGAACGCAGGCCTGCCTCTGCACTCAGGATGAGACATGGCTCCTCAATAGTCGAGATAGCAAATGTCTTCCCTGCCCCCGATGGGCCGTAGCCCACGATGCTTGTGTTGTCCTCGCGGCC